AGGATGGTACATTTATCACTAATATGGTAGATACATTACTCTTTCACATATACGAAAAGAAAACAGACAAACCAGTAAAAGTATGTTTGTCTGTAGATGAGTTAGAAAAACTCATAGTAGATAGAAAAATGGACTGGAAAAATTGGGAGGTACAACCAGTCTGTGGTGATTACAATTTAGAGGATGCATCATTCTGAATCATTCTGAAATAAAAAATCACCTTAAGTTCCTCAAGGATCTTAAACAAGACTTAAAAAGAAATCCAAAACATAAGGTTCCTAAACATCCTTTTAGAAAAAATGGGTACAAATACTCATCTTCTAAGGGTTGACAAAATTGTAAAGATATCTTAACATAAATAAATCAAATGGTGAGGAAACCCTCACCTTACGAAGGACCCGAACGTATCGTCACCCTGAGTACAACTGCTCTCAAACCAAGACCTATAGGCAGTATAATACTTCGTCTTTAATATCCAGTAGTGAGGGATTGCTGGAAATAAGTTTCGCTTCTACCCTTGGAGCCCTACTTAACGTCTTACAATGACAACTCTAAACACAACCACACGCAGAAGTGGTGGTCTCCTAGCAGGATGGCCAGAATTTTGCGAATGGGTAACATCAACAGACAACAGATTATATGTTGGTTGGTTTGGTGTTATCATGATTCCATGCTTGCTCGCAGCAGCAGCATGCTTCATCGTTGCTTTCATAGCAGCACCTCCTGTCGACATCGACGGAATCAGAGAACCAGTAGCGGGTTCTTTCATGTATGGTAACAACATCATCTCTGGTGCAGTTGTTCCTTCATCAAACGCTATAGGTCTCCACTTCTACCCTATCTGGGAAGCAGCAACCGTAGATGAATGGTTGTACAATGGTGGTCCTTATCAGTTAGTTATTTTCCACTTCCTTATTGGTATCTCAGCATACATGGGAAGACAGTGGGAACTATCATACAGATTGGGTATGAGACCATGGATATGTGTAGCATATTCAGCACCTGTATCTGCAGCATTTGCAGTATTCTTAGTGTATCCTTTCGGTCAAGGTTCATTCTCTGACGGAATGCCACTAGGTATCTCAGGTACGTTCAACTTCATGTTCGTGTTCCAAGCAGAACACAACATTCTAATGCACCCTTTCCACATGGCAGGAGTAGCAGGAATGTTCGGTGGTAGTCTCTTCAGTGCAATGCACGGTTCTTTAGTTACATCATCCTTAATCAAGGAAACTACAGAAACAGAGAGTCAAAACTACGGCTATAAGTTTGGACAAGAAGAAGAAACATACAACATAGTAGCAGCACACGGTTACTTTGGTCGTCTTATCTTCCAGTATGCTTCTTTCAACAACTCAAGAAGTCTACACTTCTTCCTAGCAGTGTTCCCAGTTGTATGTGTATGGTTAACCTCTATGGGTATCTGTACAATGGCATTCAACTTGAACGGATTTAACTTCAACCAATCAGTTGTTGATGTTAATGGTAAAGTTATCCCTACATGGGGTGACGTTCTTAACAGAGCAAACCTAGGTATGGAAGTTATGCATGAAAGAAATGCACACAACTTCCCACTTGACTTAGCAAGTGCTGAGTCCACAAGGTTGCACTTGTTGCTCCATCAGTTGGTTGATAAAACTCAATCAATGTGTTATATTCAAGAGACCCTCACAAAAGGGTCTCTTTTTTTTCTCTTTTTTATAGATACACTAGTTAAATTATTCTTATGAAAATCTTTTTGGATACTGCTGACACTGAAATTATTAAAAAGCATTTTGCTACAGGACTGATAGATGGTGTCACTACTAACCCAACTCTTATCAGAAAGAGTGGTAGAGACCCCGAAGAGGTCTACCAGGAGCTTGCTGACGAGGGTGTAAGGGACATTAGTATGGAAGTAGTAGGAAACAGTGAAACAATGACCTCAGAGGGTCGTAGACTTGCGGAGAAGTTTCAAGAAGTAGCAACCATAAAGGTTCCTTGTTCACCTGATGGTCTTCTTACATGTGCTCATCTATCAAGAGATGGTGTTAAGGTAAATGTAACATTAATTTTTGATGCAGCACAGGCAATACTTGCTGCAAAGGCAGGTGCTACATATGTTTCACCATTTGTAGGAAGGCTTGACGATAACTCAGTTAATGGGTTAGATGTAATCAAAGATATTTCAGAAATTTACCAAAGACATTGGATAAAGACTGAAATTTTATCTGCTTCTATCAGAGGAGTGAAAGCAGTCTCTACTTCTTTTGCTCTTGGTGCTCATGTAGTGACGATGCCACCTAATGTTTTTGAGAAGATGTATAACCATGTTCTTACAGACAAAGGATTAGAATTATTTGATGCCGACTGGGCTTCAGTAGTTGCTCAAACTAAATAAAATTTTAGACAGTCAGTATGAATTTTACTGTTTATTCCAAAGAAGGATGTCCATATTGCACAAAGGTAGTGCAAGTGTTAGAGTTGGCAAAGTTAAGACATGTTGTTTATAAATTAGATGAGCATTTTGATAAGCAATCATTCTATGGTCAGTTTGGTGAGGGAACTACATTCCCTCAAGTGGTTATAGATTCTACTAATCTTGGTGGATGTACAGAAACAGTTCAGTATCTTAAGGAGAAGAAACTAGTCTAATGAAAAACGTTGACGACTTTGAAACTGTATATGACATGATTGAACATGCCATTGAACTTGCGTTTGATGGCAAAATGCAACTCAAGTTTTATGAGTTTCTACAGTATCGGAAGACAAAAAAATATGAGGTAGATGCTTTCATTGAGAGTTCTACTGCTGCTGAAATATCAGATCAAGTATTAGAACTTGAACAATACATTAAAGGAGGTGCTGATAACAATCACAAACAATTGCGTGAAGCATATGGACATATACCAAAACCTAAAGCACGTAAGATAAGAGCTTACTTGTACGGTATACTAGAAGATGCATGGAGGTATAGTCGTGACCGAAAACCAGGAAGGAGGAAAAAGAACTCTAAATAAAAGCAAACCCGAAATGAATCGGGGTGTGGAATTACTGTTACGAAATAGGAGGAGAAAACCAGACCCACCAAAAACATTTCAAGTAAAGTTTGGAAAATTAATTGCTCTCTGGAATAGAGAAATCATTTTTCACTTTAACTTTTACTTAGACATCAGAAAAAAGTAAATCTCTTGGAGGAGTATTATGGACATGACCATAGTAACACTGACACTTACAACAGTTGTGTCATTTCTTGCATTATTGGTAGGAGGTATGATAGGATGGATGGCAAGACAACATTCATATGAAACAACACCTCAAGTAGTGTATACTCATCCAGAAATGTTTGATGAAAATGGACAGTTAGTTCCCGATGAAATTTTAGCCCTAAGAATTGAAAACAATTATGACACAAACACCGAAAACGAAGAGGAAGAGTAGCACTGTTGTAGCAAAGACTCCTAGAAAGAGATCTGCTAAACCTGCACTACCACCTAATCCATTTGTTCATGAGATTTTAGAATATGTTGGGAAACAAAAATCTAAGATTGCAAAGGTAGAAGCATTAAAAGAGTATCGTAATGATGCACTAGTCTCTATTCTTATATGGAATTTTGATGAGACAGTTGTTTCGATGATGCCAGAAGGAGAAGTTCCTTTTACACCTAATGAGAGTCCACTAGGTACAGATCACACTTCTCTTCGTAGAGAGGCAAAGAATCTATATCATTTTGTTAAAGGTGGTAATGATAGTCTGAATGGTATTCGTCGTGAGACTATGTTTATTCAGATGCTTGAAGGTCTTCATCCTGACGAAGCACGTATTATAATACTCGTAAAAGATAAAAGATTATCTGATGAGTATGCAATAACTTATGAGCAGGTCAAGGAGGCATACCCAGATATTAATTGGGGTGGTAGATCATGACTACTAAAGTAGAGAAGGAGGAGAAATTGACTGAACCTCCGAAAAAACCAGAACCTAAATTTGATCCATCAGAATATTCCTGTGAAATTCTTTTGGAGAAAACAACTCCTGAGAAAGCTATGGATAGA